TATAGTGTTGAACTACGCAGACAGTTCGGAGTGTTTGAGAAATGAGTGTCGTAGTATGGGACGGTATGACTCTTGCTACCGATAAGTCAGCGAGTAATGGGAACATACACCACTGTGTTGATAAAGCATGGGTGTACAAAGATGTACTGTTGACAGGTACAGGTCCACTTGGTTGCATACTTGCAATGCGAGAGTGGTACAAGGCAGGTGCTAAGCCAGTGGATTTTCCAGAGATACAGAAGGGAAACAACTGGTGTCACTTTATAGTAGTAACAGAACATGGGTTAGAGCGATATGAACAATCGCCTATACCTATTGAGCATGGGCGTAATGCTTGTGCTTTTGGAAGTGGGCAAGATGTTGCCTATGGTGCATTAGCAATGGGTGCTAATGCAGAACAAGCAGTGGGTATAGCAAACCAGTATGTCGCAGACTGTGGACATGGTGTAGATGTATTTACTTTAACAGGAGAGTAACATGAATGGAACGTCAAAGAAAGAAAAGATATTAGTATATCTAAAAGCAAACCCTAGTAAGTCTACGATACAAGTAGCGAAAGCACTAGGTGTTAGGAAGGAGTATGTGTACAACATAAAGTCTGCTGAAGGGCTGACTAAAACTAAGGCACAACCAATCAACGGTGCAATGGAGAAAGCAATTACCTCAGCACTGGTTGATACAAAACCTGCAGCGAAGAGTAAGAAGATAACCAAGCAGGAAGTTGTTGTCAAGAAGTCTATGAGTGTGAACCTACAAATACAAATGGAACATGGCACACTCATCATGAGTATGGCTGAAGCCGATGAGTTGTATGGTGTACTTAAGCCACTGATGGAGAAGTAATGGACATAGTAACCCTCGACTTTGAAACCTACTGGGATAAGAAGTTCTCACTATCCAAGATGACAACCGAGCAGTATGTACGCAGTGCAGAGTTCGAAGTCATAGGTGTAGGTATCAAAGTAAACGACAACCCTACTGATTGGTATAGTGGGGAAGATGTTGGTGGGTTTTTGAATAGCCTTGACTATACGGATAAGGCTATCTTATGCCACAACACATACTTTGATGGGGCAATTTTATCGTGGCTGTATAACATCAAGCCTAAGTTCTGGTTCGATACCATGTGCATGGCTAAACCTAAGCACCAAATGACGGAGGGTAGTTCCTTGAAAGCCCTAGCAAACTACTATGGTATAGGTGAGAAAGGTGCAGAGGTAGAGAACACAGTAGGTAAACGACGTGAGGATTTCAGTGAGTCAGAGATGCAAGACTTTGCAGACTACTGTATCCAAGACGTTGAACTAACCTACAAGTTGTTCAACAAACTAAAGCAGGGCTTCCCACCACATGAGTTACTTATCATTGACCAGACGTTGCGTATGTATACCGAACCAACAGTGGTACTTGACACTGATGTATTGGAGAAACATATTGTGAATGTTAGGCAAGCCAAGACGGACTTGATAGATAGCCTAGGTATGGGTCAGTTCAGTGAGGCACAGATAAAGAAAGTGTTGATGAGCAATGCTATGTTTGCTAAGTTACTTGAGTCATTAGGGGTGGAAGTACCTGTTAAGACTAGCCTACGTACAGGCAAGGTAGCATATGCATTCGCTAAGACTGACAAACCTTTCTTAAACTTGTTGGAGCATGATAACCCCCAAGTTGGTAGCCTCGTTAAGGCAAGACTTGGCATCAAGTCTACCATAGAGGAGACCAGAACGCAACGGCTAATCGAAACAGCCAAGCGAGGTTACTTACCCATCATGATTAAATACTATGGTGCTCACACCGGTAGGTTCTCTGGTGGTGACAAGTTAAATCTACAAAACCTACCACGTAATGGTGCTATCCGTGAGTCGCTGACTGTACCACTAGGTTATAAGATGGTTGCTTGTGACTCATCACAGATTGAAGCACGTATGACAGCGTATGTTGCAGGGCAAGAGGATTTACTTGATGCCTTTAGAGAGGGTCGTGATGTGTATAGTGAGTTTGCCTCTGATGTATATGGATACAAAGTAAAAAAGACAGACAAAGTTAAGAGGTTCGTAGGTAAAACATGTATACTAGGTCTTGGTTATGGCATGGGTCATGCTAAGTTTAAAGATACCTTAGCACTAGGTATGGGTGGACTGTCCGTTGATGTTGATGAGTTTGAAGCACAACGAATAGTAAACTTATACAGACAAAAGAACCACAGGATTGTCGCACTTTGGAATAGGTGTGGCACGGTTCTTACAGGCATGTTAGCAGGTGGTAGTGGACAGATTAACGATATTCTGTCCTATGACCACAAGGGCATACTGATGCCGAACGGTTTGCGTATTCACTACCCTGCATTAAGAGCAGGTTCGGGTGGGTTCTCCTATCTTGCTGACTCCCGAGTGTATAGAAAGCACTCGAATGGTGACAGCATAGCAGGTAATAACTGGACACGTATCTATGGTGGTAAGGTGGTGGAGAATGTAGTGCAAGCCCTTGCAAGGAACGTAGTTGCAGAGCAGATGGTGCGTATAGGGCAACGATACCATGTATCTTTCCAAGTCCATGACGAGATTATCGTAGTGGTTAAGGAAGAAGAAGCAGAAGAAGCAATGGCATTTATGATTGATGAGATGTCGAAGTCCCCAAGTTGGGCAGAGGATTTACCAGTGGCTTGTGAAGCAGACCTTGGTAATAATTATAGCGAAGCAAAGTAGGAGAGGAGAATGAGAGCAATTAAGTGGGTGGCAGGATGTCACACATGTTTACTACTACCATTTGTAACATTAGCAATGGTAATAGTATTTCAATATATTAGTTAGGAGGTAAGATGAAGTTATCACACTCGTTCTCAGCATTAAAGATGTATGAGAACTGCCCAAAAAGATATATGCACCAGCGTATTAACAAGGAAGTACAAGACGAAGGTGGTGAAGCAAGCAGGTATGGTGAGCGTATTCATGAAGCGTTAGAGATAAGGCTTAGAGATAAGACACCACTGACTGATGAGACCAAGATGTATGAGGAACTGTGTGTATCTATGGAGAAAGCAGCGAAAGGTGGTGAGTTACTAGCCGAGCAGAAGATGACGCTCGATGAAAACTTAACGCCAACAGAATGGTTTGCACCAGACGCATGGCTTAGGTCAATACTTGATGTACTGATTGTCCATGAGAAGAGTGCCTTCGTACTGGACTGGAAGACAGGTAAGCGTAGACCAGACTCTACACAGATGGAGATGTTTGCACTACAAGTGTTCAAGCACTACCCGAATGTGGATACAGTCAAGGCATCATTGATATGGCTAAAGACTAAGCAGATGGACACAGAAGTTTACAAGCGTGAACAGTCTAACGAGATGTGGACTCGTTTGATGACACGTATCAATAGAATATATGAGTCAGCAGAGCATGACAACTGGCCACCTAAACCAAGTGGGCTATGCCCTTGGTGTCCAGCGAAACATATGTGTGACTATGCAAAACTTTAGTTGACACTGCTGTAAATATAAGTATATAATACAAGTGAAGAGGAGGAACAATGGCGACAACACCAGAAGGTAAGATTAAAAGTCGGCTGGATAAAGTATTTAAGAAGCATAAGATATGGTACTTTAGTCCACAGTCTGGTCCGTTTGGAAGGGCGGGTATACCAGACAGACTTGCAATAGTTAAGGGCAGGATAGTAGGAGTCGAGGCTAAGGCTGACAGGACTAAGAAACCCACAGCCCTACAAGATAAGTGTATGAGGGAGATAGAAGTAGCAGGTGGTAAGTGCTTCTTGGTCTTTGATGATGACACTATCAAGGAAGTCGAGGACTATATCATTAGTGCCAAGGAGGTACAGTGGTAGTTGTCGAACAAGCCAAGGCTATCGCACTAAAACTTACTAACCCTAACCGTGTGCTTGACTGCATACCATCTGCAAAGTTAATGACGGTTAAAGGTACTACCATTGTAGTAGCGCCACATAAGATTGATGAGGTAAAGGTACTGCGTAACCTCGGTATCAAAGTACCCTCACCTATCCTACATTACTATGACTGGGTTGGTGAGTTCACACCATACAAGCACCAACGCTTGACCTCTGCATTCTTAACCATGCACAAGAAAGCGTTGGTACTTAATGACATTGGTACTGGTAAGACACAGTCAGCACTGTGGGCTGCTGACTACTTGATGAATGTTGGTGAGGTTGAGAAGTGTTTAATCATATCACCACTGTCAACTTTGGAAAGGGTATGGGGTGACAGTATATTCACAGGCTTTGTACACCGCACTGCAGTTACACTACACGGAACAGCAGCACGTAGAAAGAAGTTGTTACACACTAAGGCTGACTTCTACATCATTAACCATGATGGATTTAATATCATATCAGAGGAAGCCAAGGGTATGTTCGACCTCATCATCGTTGACGAGGCTGCTGTACTACGCAACCCATCTACTAATAGGTTTAAGATATTCCGTAAGTGGATGGATAGTAACAAGGACTCAAGGCTATGGTTGATGACAGGTACACCAACACCTAATGACCCGACAGATGCTTGGGCGTTAGCGAAGTTAGTCAACAGTCCGTTTTGTTCCAACACATACACTGCGTTCCGTGACCAAGTGATGATGAAGATAGGACAATGGAAGTGGCTACCCAGACCAGAGTCAGTGGATATTGTGAAGGATGTATTACAACCATCGGTTAGGTATTCTCGTGATGAGTGCTTTGATTTACCCGATACTATAATACAGACACGTAAAGTACCACTGACTAAGGAACAGGAAAAGTATTACAAGGAAATGCTAAGGCGTTTCGTTATTGAAATGGAAGAGGAAGGCTCTATCACTGCTGTCAATGAGGCTGTTAAGTTACAGAAACTTGTACAGATAGCATGTGGTGTAGTCTATGGTGATGACGGACAGAACATTGAGTTGGACTGTTCGCCTAGAGTTAAAGCAGTAGAGGAGGTGATTGAAGAAGCAGGTGAGAAAGTTATATTGTTCGTTCCGTTAACTGGAACATTACATATGTTGAAGGCTAAGTTGGAGAAGAAGTGGAGTGTCGCAGTTGTTAACGGTGCAGTGAGTGCAACGAAACGCAACCAGATATTCAACGACTTCCAAAATAGTAAAGACCCAAGGGTATTGATTGCACATCCTGCAACCATGGCTCATGGGTTAACACTAACATCAGCGTCGACCATCATATGGTATGGACCGATAACAAGTAACGAGCAGTACGTTCAAGCGAATGGTCGCATTGAGCGAATAGGTAAGAAGCATGTATCAAATGTTGTACACATTGAGTCCATCGCAGTGGAGGCTAAGATGTATGACAGGCTACGTAACAAACAAAAGTTACAGGGATTGCTTCTTGATTTAATACAACAAGAAACGAGGTGACATATGAGTCTAACAGTAGACCAAGTAATTGAAACATACATGAAGTTTCGCAAGAAGAAAGAAGCCATTGAGTCTGAGTCGAAAGCAAAGGTCAAAGGTATTAAAGAGAACATGACGAAACTTGAGTCGTGGTTAAAGGAGAAAGCAGATGCCGACGGAGTAACATCCTTCAAGACCAATCATGGTACAGCATTTCTAACTACTAATGACTATGCTCGAGTTGCAGACTGGGACGCTATGCTAGGATTTATCAGAGAGAATGAAGCATACGACTTGTTTGAAAAGCGTGTAAGTAAAACAGCAGTTCGTGGATACATCGACATGAACAAGGCTGTCCCCGCAGGAGTTACATACGGCACAAAGATTGATGTCAATGTCCGTAAGCCTGCACCCAAAGTTGATGTTTAATAATAAAAAATAGGAGAGTACAATGTCAAATATTGTTCCCAGTAATATCCAAGTTCCTGCACACCTTGCAGGCAAAGTAGGCGCACCATCTGTATTAGCGCAATCGTTAACAGGCGGACTATCAACAGGTGGAGACGGCTTCCCCCGTATCTCTATCAAAGGTAGTCGTTTCCGCATCGTCGATGGCGGTGATGAAACAGTCCTTGACTCAACCAAGATTGATGTAATCATTGTGGGTGCTAACCCTAGGTTATCTAAGACATGGTATGAGAAAGCATGGACTCCAGATGCAGAGCCTTCAGCACCAGACTGTTTCTCGTTGACTGGTGTCGGTCCACATACTGACAGCACCAATCCACAGAACGACTTGTGTGCCTCATGTCCTCAGAATGCTTGGGGTTCTAAGTTAACACCACAAGGTCAGCAGATTAAAGCCTGTGCAGACCAGAAACGTTTAGCAGTAGTTGCTGCTGATGATGCCGATGGTTCAGTGTACTTACTACAAGTAACTCCGGGTGCATTGAAAGGGTTGAACGCCTACCAGAAAGAACTATCTACAAGAGGTATCCCACCAGAGATTGTTAAGACTACACTGTCTTTCGATACTGATGCATCGTACCCTAAGTTAGCGTTTGGTTTTGGTGGCTTCATTGACGAGGCAGCACAGACCGCAGTAGACAAGTTGTTTGGTACTGACCAAGTGTTGAAGATAACAGGCGAGAAAGAAATTGATAAGCCTGTTGTACCTAAAGTTGCAGCCAAGCCAGCACCAGTGGTTGAAGCAGTGGTTGAAGAAGCACCAGTGACTAAGGGGTTTGGTAAAGCAGCACCTGCTGAAGCACCTAAACCTAAGGCTAAAGCAAAACCTAAAGTAAGAAAAGTTATTGAAGAGCCTGCTGAAGCACCAGTTGTTGACAGTGCTACGACTAGCCTTGCTGATGAGATTGCTGCACTCGTAGGAGAAGTTGCTGATGACTAAACCGAAGCCACTTGAGTTCTCTAAAGTGGAGTCGCTGCGTAAGCATATGATGCTTACTATCACTGACATGGCGTCAGTGGTGGGAGTGTCACGTATGACCTATCATAGTTGGAAGAAGGGTACGCCCATTCGGAAAGATAATGATATCAAACTACGTGATACACTACGCAAACTTCTGTCAGTTATGCAAGACAAAGGGTGGCCATCACCCGATGTCATTGTGCTTGAACCCAAGGACAGAAAAAAGCAACTCGTTGAGTATTTAGAGGAGTATCATTAAGCAGACTAAGGAGGGGAATTTCCCCTCTTTTTATTGAGGAGGACAAATGAATACGTTGGAATTTTTACAGCGCGTTCTACCAACGAAGGGGTTCTATGTCACAACAGTTATCAACAAAGATGGTAACAGGCAGGGGTTCTTTAACAGTGTAGACGAACTATCAAAGGTCTGTGTTAGGTCAGACCAATCTAAAAACAATACCTACTATGCAATATCAGCCTTTAAAACCAAGGGCAATCGGAAGCAGGAAAATGTACGAGCAGTTAAAGTTATAGCACTTGATGTGGACTGTGGGGAGACGAAGCCATACCCAGACTGGAAGGCTGGACTGTCAGCACTAGGTAAGTTCGTCAACGAGATGGGACTACCGAAGCCTATGATAATTTTCTCGGGTAATGGACTGCACGTTTACTGGGTTCTTACAAAAGAACTAACGCCTATGCAGTGGAAGCCACTGGCTGGTGCTATGAAGTTAGCCGCAGCAGAGAAAGAGTTTCACATCGACGCAGGGTTAACAACCAACAGTGCACTGGTGTTACGACCAGTTGGAACTCATAACCCTAAGAATGGGAACGAGGTAAAGTTGTTGGTAGATGCTGAGCCTGTTACACCTGAAGCTCTTTCCGATATACTATCAGATTACGTACAGTATAACCTGGCCCCTAGTAGTCGACAACCACGTGAGAACTCACTGCTGAATAATCTAGCAGTGACTCAAGAGTACCCACCTGCTGTTGGCTCTGTTGTAGCAAGTAAATGTCAGCAGATTAGTTGGGCAATTAAGAACCAGAAGGATGTACCCGAACCACTATGGTATAGCCTTATCGGAGTTGCGGCGTTCTGTGTAGACCCAGAAGATACTGCAATCAAATGGAGTGAGGGGCATGCCTCCTACTCTGAGTCAGTAACAAGAGATAAAGTTATCCAGTGGAAAGATAATGCTACTGGTCCAACTACTTGTGACAAACTTAAATCTGATAGACCGAATGGTTGTAGAGGGTGTAAGTATGCAGGCAAAGTTGGCTCACCTGCACGGCTGGGTATCCAGTATCAAGAGGTAGCCATTACTACTGAAGCACCAGATAAGGTAGCGAACCTAGTACCCATACCGAAACCGTTTAAGCGTACACAACATGGTATTAAGATGACCATCGATGATACTGATATTGATATATGTAAGTTTGATATATATCCTGTGGGTTATGGACGTGATGACCACCTTGGTTATGAGGTAGTACGCTACCACTGGAAGCGACCTCACATTGGGTGGACTGAACTCAAACTACGGCAAGCATACCTAACAGATGGGAGCAGAGAGTTCCCTACTGCGATAGCAGACCAAGGTATAGTATTACATAACAGACGACAGACGGAGTATTTTCAGCTTATGTTACGAACTTATATGGAAGAACTAAGGCAGATACGCACCATGACAAACCTCTATTCAACCATGGGTTGGAAAGAAAACAACACACACTTTGTTATAGGCGACACTGTTATACACAAGGACACAAACGGTAAGGTCAGTGAGGAGCAAGTTACATTATCAACAGCATCAAATGCAATGGGTGCTGATATGTATGGGAGGAAAGGCGACGGTGCTGCATGGACTAAGATGACTAACATGCTAGAGAAAGCACATATGCCAAGCCATATGTTTGCTTTGGGCGTTGGCTTCTCAGCACCACTGTTTAACTTCACTGGCTTGAAGGGATTAACGGTGTCGTTATATGGGCCAACAGGTGGTGGTAAAACACTAGCACAATACTGGATACAATCCATCTATGGTGACCCAGAGAAGTTGCACTTCGCTGCGAAGTTCACACAGAACACACTGTTCAATCGCCTAGGTTTATATGCTCACTTACCTATGACCGTTGATGAAGTAACCATGATGCAAGACAAGGAGGTCGGTGACTTCTGTTATTGGGTAAGCCAAGGTAGGGATAAGGCTAGACTAAGCCGTTCAGCAGTAGAGCGTGAAGCCAAGACATGGGCAACACCAGTTGTTGTATCTACAAATAAGTCTCTGCAATCTAAGTTGATAGCCTCTGGGTTAGACACTGATGCACAGATGGCACGTTTGTTAGAGGTAACTGTACCACCGCACGACTTGTTTACTAAGGATAGTTCAGCAGGTCGAAACCTCTATAACTTCATAACAAGTAACTACGGTCACGCCGGACACACATTCATAAACAAGTTGATGGAGATGGGTACTGATGATATAAGTGCTATGATTGCTGAAGCAACCGACACCTTCCACAAACGATACAACGCTAAGTTCAGCGGACAAGAACGCTTCTGGGAACAAGCCATCATCCTATCAGACCTAGCATCTAAACTTGCTAAGGACTGGGGATTGATTGACTATGACTACACTAAGGGAACTGAATGGGTGCTTGAACAAGTAGGTGCTATCCGAATAGTAGCCGCAGAAAGTAAGATGGACTCGTTTGATATCATCTCTGCTTACCTCAGTGACTTCGCTGATGTTGCTGTCACAGTTATGCATACAGCAGGACAGAAACCAGTGGTTGACTTCCAACGCTTACCTCGTGGAGAGATACGTGTTAGGTTCGATGTCTTCCGTAGGACAATGACTGACGTGTTCAGCAGTGGAACGCTAATGTTAGACCGCACTCACTTCCGTAAGTGGCTATCCATGAGTGGTCATGATTACAAATCATTCTGTGGTGAACTTACCTGTGAACACATTGATGCTACACCTAAGTCTAAGAAATGTTTCTT